ATATGTGGACCAGGACCTAAATTTAAACCACAAAACAGAAGTGGTAAAGCGTGGTCATCTACAGAGTTTACTGTAGGTACTAGAACAGTTACAGGTATTAAATCACCGACAATGGTAGGCATTGGTCGTGGTGGTAAGATACTGTCAAGAGACTGCGATATTATTATTGCTGATGACATTGAAGATCACAGTTCTACTATGCAACCAGCATCAAGAGAAAACACAAGAAACTGGTGGACAACAACATTGTCAAGTCGTAAAGAGGAACACACCGCTATGGTAGTTATTGGTTCTAGGCAACACTATGATGACTTGTACTCACACTTGTTAGAAAACGAATCTTGGAAAACTATTGTAGAAGAAGCACACGATACAGCTTGTACTTTACCTGACTGGGATGAAACAGAACACAATGATTGTATGTTGTGGACAGGTAAAAGAACATACAAGTGGTTAATGGACAGAAAAAGAGCAGCAGAGACAACAGGTGGTAGAGCAATATACGAAATGGTTTATCTTAATGTAGCTATGCCAGATGGTCTTGCTTTGTTTGACAGAGTAGAGATAGAAGAGTGTAGAGATCAGAAAAGAGATATAGGACACATACCACCAGGTATTCGTTTGATTGCAGGACTTGACCCTGCATCTACAGGTTATCAAGCTGCGTTTTTGTGGGCTTACAATATGGATGCTAACAAATTGTATATGGTAGATATGAACAATAGTTTAGGTGGCGGTATACCACAAGCATTAGAAATTATAAAAGAATGGTGGAGCAAATATAATTTATCACATTGGGTAATAGAAGAAAATGGTTTCCAAAAAGCTATTAGACAAGATAAAAGCATAAGAGAGTTTGCATCAAGTCATGGTATATTTTTGGAAGGACATGAGACATATAAAAATAAATTTGACCCAGTGTATGGTGTAACAGCTATGAGACCTATGTTTCAAGAACAAATAATTTCTTTACCATATCTTAGCTTTGAAGCACAAGAGAAGGTAAACTTATATACAAGTCAGTTAGTTTACTTTTCTTCTGCAAAAAATAAAAGCAAAAGTGTAGGTACAAAAACTGACATAGTTATGGCAAGTTGGTTTCCAATGAGAGCTATAAGAAGAATGCAAAAAGAAAAATTTGCAGAGTTAGGATATGAATACAATCCTAGCTTTACTGGCTATAATTCAAGTAATATGGATATAGATAATTGGAGTTAAACAGGTGTTAGACAGCAATAAAATATACGACAGAATAGATTACCTTAGAGTTGTAAATCAAGAACAAATGATTGATAGGTCAAGGATTAGAGACATAATGAATGGTGGTGAAGCTGGAGTACATGCTTTATTAGGTAAATCAATAAATGTAGAATACCACGAATTACCAGCACCTAATTTATTTTTAACTGCGTTAGAAAGATTTGCACAAAAATTAGGTAGAAGTCCAGATTTAAAAGTAGATATAGTAAATCAAAAAGATTCTGAAAGAGCAAAAAAGAAATCTGAAAAATTAGAACGCATTGTAATGGCGTATGATAAAAACCAAAAATTAAACATGCAACTACCACAAGTTGGTAGATGGCTACCAGGTTATGGATTTGTTGTATGGGTAGTCAAACACAAAAAAGATAAAGATGGTAATCCATATCCTTACGCAGAATTAAGAGACCCATTTAGTTGTTACCCAGGTTATTTTGGTAACGATCAACAACCAAAAGAACTTGCAATAATAACTAGAGTTCCACATAAAATTTTAGCCGATCAATATCCAGAAGCTAAACCATACATATACGCACAAGAAGATAATGATGGATTTCAAAATGCATACTCTGCATTGATGAATGGTAATGATAAGTCTGGAAGTTGGGCAAGTTCAACAGGGCATGGCAAAGTAGTAGTAGAGTATATGAACGAAGATGGTACATATGTTTATTTACCAGAAAACAAAAAAACTATTGACTACATGGAAAATCCATTAAAATCTGGTCCATGTTTTGTTATAGCTAAAAGATACAGTTTTGATCAGATGCAATCACAATTTCAACACATTACTGGTCTTATGGCAAATATGGCAAAAATAAACATACTTGGAACTATTGCCATGGAAGATGCAGTGTTTACAGAAACAAACATAATTGGTGAGATTGAATCAGGAAAATATAGAAAAGGCAGATTTGCTGTTAACTATTTAACACCTGGTTCGCAAGTGTCAAAGCCAGTCAACAATCTACCTTATCAATTATTTCAACAAGTAGATAGACTTGAAAGACACTTGCGACTTGGTGCTGCTTATCCAGTTTCTGATGATGGACAATCACCTAATTCTTTTGTTACTGGTAGAGGATTAGAAGAGCTTGGACAATCTGCATCACTGCATGTAAGAGAATATCAATCAGTATTAGCAAATGCATTAGAAGAACTTGATGCTAAAAGATTAGAATATGATGAATCAATGTTTGGTAATACAAGAAAACCAATAGCAGGTTTTCACAAAGGAACTGCTTATAGAGAAAACTACACACCATCTGTAGATATAAAAGAATTTTACAATACAAGAAGAGTCTATGGTGTTATGGCAGGATTTGATGAGCCACAAAAAATTATTACAGGGTTGCAATTAAAACAACAGGGTATTATTGATACACAAACATTACAAGAAAACATGGATGGGTTAGATAATATAACTAAGATACAACAAAGAATATCTGCAGAAAAAGCTGAAACAGTATTGTTTGAGTCTTTAATGGCACAAGCTGCACAAGGAGATCCAAAAGCAACTATGGCAGCTATAGAAATAAGAAAAAATCCACAAAACATGACAAGAATTATGGATAAATTTTACACACCAGAAGAACCAACTATGACAGAAGAAGAAATGTTACTAGCACAACAACAAGCAGCAGGTGTACCACAAGGACCAGTTGCTGAACCAGACATAGCAAGTGTATTAGCTGGATTAGCAGGTGGTGGTCCAGTTGCCTGATATTAATAAAAAATTTTTTGATATTATAAATCAAGAAGATTGGAATCCAATAGTAGATGATATTGATCCAACTATACATACACAATATATATCGCAAACTGATGTACCATTAGGTAACATGTTTTTACCTACACCAATACCTGGTGTATGGATAAGTTTATCTTTAGGTTTTGAAATAGAAAATCCAGAGGAGGATCGGTGGTAAGAAAAAAAAGTAAGTTAAAAGAATTTACAGACATGAAAGCAGATGTTGACAATGCAGGTCTTTATGTACCACCAAGAGCTGAAGGAGACCCTTATGGACAAACAAAAGATTTACAAACACAAGTAGATGCGGTTGGCGGTCCACTAGCACAAGAAGTAGCTGCAACAGGCGGTATGCCAAATGTAGATAATTTACCAGTTATGTCAGGAGATCAATTATTTGACGCTCCTACACAACTACCAGATCAACCAGGGAATACAATTACAGATACATCACAAATATTTAATCCAGAATCAAACAGGGTAGAAGTATTAAAAAATATAATATTAGAAAAATATCCACATAGAGCAATTAAAAATAGGTTGTTATGAGTTATTTCACTAAGTGGAGTGAAGATTGGCTTAATGCAAAAAATGAAAGAGAAGCACTTAGTCAATTCCAAAACAATGAAGAGGCAACAGCAGATACTGATTTATTAACTAAAAGATATTACGAATTAGAACAATTTAATCCTAGAGAAGATGAAAATTTATTATCAGCATTAGCTAGTGAAAATGCTACTAATACCGATTATTACAATTTATGGAAAACAACTAATAGTAATGATTACAGAAAATATTCTGGTTATGTTCCATTAGAAGCAAAAGAACATACTTCTTTTGTAAAATCTGCATTAGCATTAGATTTTAAAAATCCATTAAGAATAGGTTCATTAGTAAGAAGAGGTTTAGATGCAAGATACCCAGGAACTAATTTTTCTAGCACATTGTGGAATGGTGCATTATTATCTTTGGAATCAATAACTTATCCATTTCAAAGTATTTTTGGTCCAGCTATGGGTATTGAATATGAAGCAGCAGCAGATCGTATAATGAAAAATAGAGGCGATACATCTGGTGCAAGAAGTTTTAGAAGCTACCCAGGAGAACAAGGGGAACAAAAAAAATTACCATGGACAGTAAGGGCAAGGGCAGGTTTAGAAGCATATGTAAAAGGGTATGGTTTATCTGGTACAGCAGGTGCTATTGCTGGTGCTAAATTAGGTGCTACAACAGGTAGTGCTGCAGGACCAGTAGGAACATTTATAGGTGGCAGTTTAGGTGCAATAGGTGGTGCTATTCTTGGTGCAACAGGACAAGCTATTGTCGGTGGTGGTTACGAAAATAATCCAGGTATTAAAAATGATTTTATTAGATTTGCACCTAGTGAGTCTGCATTAGAGTATCTAGGAGAAATAGGTGTTGATTACAAAAAAATAGAAGAAGATAATATTACTAATTTAGGTGCTGTATTAGAAGCTGCACCAGATATATACAACAAAAATTTGCAAGTAGTTACAGATGGTAAAAAAAGAGAATTAACATTTAGTGAAAAAGCAGATGTATTTTATTTAACTGCAAATGAATTATTGGCAGCACCATTAACAGAAGAACAATCTGCAATAGAAATATTTAACACAGGTAAAAGCATTAATGTGCCGCAATTTTTTAATAGAAGCGAAGTGTTAAATGATGCGATAAGAAGTAGAGATGGTTTGTATGCACAAGGTATAACAGCAAATGTAGGAGATTATTACAGAATGGCATTGTTAGGAAGTATGGAAAATAAATATTCTCCTAAATATGCACTTACAGAAGAAATAGATGAAGCATACGAAATATCTGTATTGGCTATTAGACAGTTATTAGCACAAGGAGATATTACAGAAGAACAACAAAAATTATTACTAGAAGATATAGAAACTACTGCTAACGAAATGTATTCAGAACTTAAATTTAATCCAGACACAAAAGGTGCTGGTAGATTTTTATCAGGATTGTTAAATTTTTATATAATGTATAAAACAGATCTGTTTGTAATGGGAAGTAAAGGTGTTGGTGTTGCAGGTAAAAGTGTAGATACTGATTTAGTATTAGCAGGATTAGGTAAACAATACAATGATGAAGTTATTAAAGGCGGAATGGAAGTGTCAGAGTGGTGGGCTAAAAATGATGATGCATTAAGAGGATGGACTAATAAATTTCAACAATTAATGGAAGAGTCACCAGATGCACCAGCATTGTTAGCTATGGTAGAAAATGGTATGCACCCAGAGTTTGCATTAAGATTAGTAGATAATCCAAGTGCAACTTACGATATATTAAAACAAGGAGTTACAGAAGGATTTGTAGCTGATGTAAGAGCAGGTTCAAGAACTATACCAGGAAGCAAAGGTCCTATTGGTGGTGAAACAGTTGGTGATGCAGTGCAATATGCATTACAACCTAAAGTATTAGATGATGCATTTATAGACAATATAGCAGATTTAATGAAGGGTAATGTAGATGAAGTATTTAACCAAGCTGCATATTCAAGAACTGGTAGTGTTTTAGATATATTTTTAGGCAGAGATAGAAGATTGCCTTCTATGCCATGGGGTGATTTATCTAACCCACAAAATGCAGCAGATACATTTTTTAAAGTTGCAAACATGTTATCTATACCAGATCCAGTCATAGAAAAGTATTTAAGACAATTTGTTCGTGCAGTACAAAATGGAGACCAGGCACTAGCACAAAAAATATACTATGACGATTTGCTTAAAGTAGAAGGTGCAATACAACTTAAAGCATTGTTTGGTTTGTCAGATGACGAGATAGCAAAGTATTTTCAAAAAAACATAGATGAAGTTAGAGGGTTCGGTGTTGAAGGCGGTATATATAATGCTTCTATATTAAATAAATTTAGAGACCCAGATTTTATAAATGTAATTGTTAAAAAAACATTTGGTAATTTATTTGCTAATGAAGAAGATTTAATAAAATTTTCAGAAAAATTTATTTCTATAATAGGACAAACTAGAGATATGTCTATTGCTGTGCCTAACCTAAGACAAACATTACGATACACAGGTTTAAAAAGAAAATTAAGAAACAGATGGAGTGGCTCAAAGACAGTAGACGAAAGTATAGCAACAATCAGAAAAGCACATGATGAAGGTGTACCTGGAACATTTTTTGACCCAGATACACCTTTAGGAGAAATTACAAAAGGTGCATTTGCAGATATGAAAGATCCATCATTGTTGTATAGAGGTCTTGAAACAGGTATTGGTTTAGCTGAAACAGGATTATTTACTGCAATATCAAGAGGATGGATGCCATTACAATTATTATTTAGATTATCTTTCCCATTAAAAGTTATGTTAGATGGACAATTAAGAATGTCAGCATTAGGTATAGACTCATTATTTAGAAATCCTGTTGGCTTACTTAAATTACTTGCTAATGACCCAGAAGGTTATTTAGCAAAAGGATTAGGAATAGATGTATTTACTGGGCTACAAGGACCATTTAGAACTGTATCAGAAAAAGGTCCACAATTTCTGCCAAGGTCTTTGCGTAAAGTTATGAATCTTGTACAAGAAGGTAAACAAGAATATTCTATTCCAGAAGTTATGGCTATGTTTGCAAGAGACCCTAAATTTACATCACAGTTTACAAAACCAACTGACCTATGGGATGAAGCATTAAAACAAGGTACAAAAAATGTTAAGTTAAAAGATGGCACAGTATTACCTTTTGTGCCAAATGATGAATTTATAGAAGCATATGTAGATTTCCTAGTCACTCAATTAGTGCATGATCCATTAATGCCAACAATAGCAAGAGGGTTAAGAGAAGGGTTAACAGATGATGAAATGGTAAAACAAATACTTGATAGTCAAGAACTAACACAAGAACTGTTAACACTCAATCAAAGAATTATTGCAAGAAATCAAAAAAATGGTGGAGTAAAAATTGTAAAAATAATAGAAGATGACACAGATGTAGCAAACATAGTTGCACAATATAGACAAACTATAAATGGTTTTGCTGGTGGTAGTGATGACATTATTGATGTTATTGGAAATGGCACAATAAAAGGTATAGATTTAAAGAGTTTTAGCATATTAAAACAAACACAAGCAACAAAAGCTAAAAACGAAATACAAAAAATTATGCAACCAGTGTACGAAGATTTACCTAGCTCTGTACCAATGTTAAGTAAAAATGTTAATAAAGAAGCAGCTAATTTTGTTACATCTTTTTTTGACAGTATGTTTTTTGCTGTAGGTCAGCTTGAAGCAGTATGGTCCAGAATACCTACATTTAAACAGGCATACTTTTATTTCTTAGAAAACAACATACCATTTGCACAAAAAGAAGCATTAGCAGAATTACTTGCAAAACATTTTGATCCAGAAAGTGTAATTAAATTACCAGACAATATTGTACAGTTAGCAAAAGAAAACTTAGAAGCAGCAAGAATAACACCAGAAGAGTTGCAATCTATAATGAATGCAAAAGTACCAGTAAAACTTCAATACAATGCTAACTCTATAGATACAGTTCTTTATAACACAGAGGGATTGTTTGATGTTAGATTGTTTAGAGGTACATCTGCTACAGATGAAATAGTATTTGATTTAGATTTACAGAAAGCAGAGTTTACAGCTTTTAAAACTGAAAGAGAAATAGCTAATGTAAGAGCAGGTGCAAACAATACAAAAATATCTGCATATGCAGCGTCTATACATGATGAAGCGTTAATAGTAAATGGCGGTTTGTCAGAACAACAACTAACAAAATTAAAACAAAATTTAACTACAAAATTAGAAGATGATGCATTAGTTGACAAGATAATAGATGATTTTGCAAAAGCATTAGAAGATAATCCAGGTATGTCATACGCAGAAATATTAGAAAGATTAGGTATTAGTAACAAAGAATTTAATATTGCAAAGATTACAGATGATTTAAGAAAAGGTAGACATAAAGAAGGTGATGTAAATCCAGCAATAATTAAAAGAGTTTTAGATTTAGATACCAAACGACCAATACCAAATAAAAAAATAATAGATGGTGAAGAAAGAAATATATGGAATGATGCAAATTCAGGACAGTTTGGTGGTAGTTATGATTTAAGTAAAAAAGTAGCAGATTCACAAGACATGGATTTCTTAGAGGGTATATATGTTAGTCCATATGCAACTAGAGTTAAAAAAGTTAAATCAGATGTTGAACCTGGCACTATAGCACCAGTAGAAATACCAAAATCAGAATTTACTCCACAAGTTATAAAAGAATACATAGAAACAAATAAAGATTTGTTACGAAGGCAGGGACATTACTTAGGTATATGGGATGATGGTAGCACAGTTTATATAGATGTTTCTATAAAAATACCATTAAAAGAACAAAGAGGATTACTAGATGAACAAATTGCTAAAGCTATGTATGTAGGTCTGTTGTCAGAACAACAATCTATAGCTGTTATTAAAAAAGTTTCTACTCCTACTGTGGGTGCAGATGGTAAACAAGTTGTTGTAGATACACTTGAAATATCATATCCAAAAGTTTACAAAAAAAATGGAATTGCATCACACACATCATTAAATTACATAAAACAATATGGAACAGAATTACTAGAAAGTATTAATAAACTTAATTCATTAATTAGAAACACTGGTGTTGCACCAATAGTTAAAGGCAAAAGAGGTAAAGTTAACAGTAACAATGTGTTATTTAGTTCAGGTATGCATGGTAATTTAAACACTATAGATGATGCTAATAAATTAATATTGTTCGGTGGTAAAGATAATCCACAACTAAACAAACTTACACAAGTAGATTATTTTTCTATGCTAGATTTGCATGGCATTAGATCTAATCTAAAAAGAAATATGACTTATGACGATTTAGACAGAAGAGCAGCAGAATATGGATATGAGCTACATAACAGATTATTGTATAACTTGCTAGAAAGAGGTTATTTAGCTGAAGCATATCGTGTTGCATTACCATTCTTTGAAGCATATAGAGAGGTGTTAGGTAGATATGCAACATTAGGTGCTGTAAATACTAGAGCAGCAGCACAAGTACAACACATTTACAGAAGAGGTGTAGAAACAAATATTATATATGAAGATAAGTATGGAGAAAAATATCTAATACTACCAGTAGGTGGTACACCATTAGAAGATTATGTTAAGTCTGAAGGTAGAGGCACATGGGTAAATGATATGGATATAGATGATTCTAAAGTTATATTAAAAAGAGGAATACCAATATCTGCATTAGGTGTAGCAGGTGGTGGTTTATATCCACCATTAGGACCAGTAGTAGCACTGCCAGTAGGTTATCTGACAAAAGATAAACCAGATCTTCGTAGAATGTTTGAACGAACAATATTTCAGTTTGGTTTGCCATTTGAATCAAGAGGCGACACATTTGTTGGTGAAGCATTAGAAGAATCAATGCCATCAGTAGGTAGAAATTTATTAGGTGCAGTATTTGGTGAAAATTCACCATCATTTGGTTTAGATGAAGATATATGGTTTAGATCTGTAAACGAAGGATTGCAAATTGCAGCAGTATTATATCCAGATATAGCACAAGATTTTGAAGCATTAGAACCTGTAGCACAACAAATAGCAAAAAATATTTATCAATTAAAAGCATGGGATAGATTTATAAATCCATATGCACCTAACTTGCGTTTGTTGTATGAAGTAGATGTTAATGATGAAATGTTTGCAAAATGGTATGGAGAAAAAGGTGAGGAATCAGGATTAATGTGGAACTCTTTTGTAGAGTTAGCAGTAATACATACATATTACAGAGACCTGAGAAGTTATTATTCACATTATATGGGTACAAGAGCTGCAGACTTTGAAGCAACAAAACAAATGGTATTGCTTTTTGACTTAGGCAAGTATGACTTAGAAGATAGTTATACATCTATAGCATTAGTAAAGCAAGGTAAAAAAATAACAGAGTCTGGTAAATTACCAATGACAAAACCAGAGTATGACTTTGTCAATGACAATGAAGAAGATTATAAAAAATATGGTGGATCAATATTATATTTTTTTGAGGGTCTTGGTACAGGTGATGTAGATTACTCCGCATATCAATCATTAGATAACTTAGGTAAAGTTACACCATTAACACCAGATGAGTTCTTTTATTCTGCTGCTATGTATGGTTCATCTATTGTAGAAAGGGCATTAAAAAATGCAGAAAGAAAAAGATTACAACAAGCAGGTTATTCAAACACAGACGACTTGTGGAAAATTAGTATGGCAAAAATAGATATTAAATTAAGAGAAATGTTTCCACTTGCATATGGTAGAGATTTAGGTGAGTTGTCAAAAATAGATGGTTACAGCACTGTATCTAATCAAGAGTATGACATAGAAATAAGAATGATGGAAGAAATTTATAAAGACAAAGCATTTAAAGATAGTCCAGTGTTTCCATTTTTAGAGGAGTATTTAATTGCAAGAGAAAGCGTAATAGCATCTGTAATGACAGTTAAACAACAACCAACAAGACAGGATGCTATAGACTTTATAACTCGTAATGATTCAGAAGATGCACAAGAAATGAGAGATATACTGTATTATAAAGGTGTAGAGATAGCTAAGAAAAACTATATGTTTGCTATCATGTTTGATGAGATATTTTATGAGGAAATATCTTACTATGGAATAGGAACAAGCTAATGTTAAAGAATTTTATTATACAATACGATACAGTATCTAATGTAGATGAAGGTACAGATCCTATAACAATTCTTACAGATGATGAAAATGGTATACCTGTAGACCCTGGATTAGCACAATCAATAGTAGATAGACTTGTAGATGAATTAGGTTTAGATTCTAACAAACCACTAGGAATAGGTTTTAAAAGTAAATACAAAGTAATGGTTCTTGATGATGTATTAGGTGTAGAAGCACCTATGGATGTAGATGCAGAAGATTATTTAAGGTCACAAGGTTTTAAATATATATATTTTCCAGAAGATATTACACAAGAAGGTGGTGCATTTGGTCCTAAGATAGTAGAACAAATGAAAAATATGATGGCAACAATAGGATTTATAAACATAAACAAAACTACTGGCGTACAAAAAGATGCAGAGTATTACAAAGGTATACAAAAACTTATGGAGTTTTCTATGAATAATAAGGGTAAGTTTACTTATGTACAAGGATTAAAAATATTGTACAACGCAACCCTTGCAGGACAAGCTCCTGTACAACAATATCAAATGGACACAGATGAGATGGATGAATTAGTAGATGATTACATTGGTAAAGCAGAAACTAAAAAAGGTAGTCCATTAACAAAAAATGAAAAGGATTATTTAACAAGACAACTAAATGCTAAGCTAGGAGACTTTAGTTCTTCACTTGCAAACTTACAACCAGCATCAACAGCAAGGATAGAGTTTGATGAAATGTCAGGTGTGGCTACAACTATACCTGGACAAGAGGCAGAGCAACCAGATGTAGAAGGTTTAGAAGATGATTTATCAGGAGTCGTAGATGAATTTATTGCACCAAGAGAAGAATTAGCAAGACAAGCAGATATAGAATCAGATGCAGCTACAAGATTTGCTAGAACAATGGGTAGTTTGTCAGCAGCAGAAAGTGATAGAGTAAACAGATAATGGCAACTACAGCAGAAGTTATAGAAGCGTTAAAACAAGAGGGTCTTGCAGATGATGTAATAAAAATGCTTGTACCTATACTTGCTTACGAATCAAGAGTAGATGGCGTTCCATATGTACTTACCGCTATAGATTCTGAATCACCATCTTATGGGTTAGGTCAAGCAAACATAACATCAATGGAATCTGCATATTGGATGGCATTTAACGAACTTAATATAGATCTGCCTGGTCAAACGCAACAACAAGCAGACCAGTGGAGAAGAGCAGGGTATGATGTTAATGAAGAAGATGTAAGAGACTTTACACCAGAACAAAAAGAATTTGTAATTAATTACATGAAAACTGCAGATTTAGAATTTAACGCTAAATTAGTAAAACACATGTTGCATCAAAAAGAATTAGAACAAGACTTAAATCCTATGGATGCAATAAAAGATTTGTATAAATTAACTATTGCTAAATTTAATCAACCAGATAGACATCCAGAAACTGCAGCGTTTAAAAGCGATATAGATGCAGAAGTTGAAGAATATTATAGTATGCCACCAACCACAACCACAGTTCCAGAAACTACTACAACTACAGTTCCAGAGACTACTACAACAACTACGCCAACGACTACAACAACTATGCCAGAAACAACAGTACCACAGGTAGATGTAGGTTTTGACGAAAGAAGTCCTGGCATAATAAATCAATTTGGTACACCTCCACAAGATCAAATAAATACTGGTGCAGGTGGTAACCAATCATTTGCGGATAATTTTAATGAAAATTTTTCTGAACCTGTTGGTCCAATAACACAAAAAATTAGAGATAAATACAATTCAAAAGAACAAAAAAGTATTACACAAATTATTGAAATGTTACTTGCTACTACTAATAAAAGAAGAGCTGAAAAAGGAATGAAAGAACTTGATAAAAAAAACATATTAGAAAAAAGAATGAGCAATTTAATAGACAGAGATAATCAATTTTTTAGAGAAACAGGGAAAATGCAATTTCCTGGTAGTAGTGTTCCTTTCAATATAGAGGATGTAACAGACTTTTTAGACGAATAAAATGGCAGAGGAAAAATTACCTGATGCTGATGAAATAAAAATAGTTGGTATTTTTGCTAGTACAAGAACTACACCAGATGGACCAAGTTTAGTTTACGCAGACATAAATGACATATTTGATTTTGTTGAATATGACAGAAGAGAAATTTCTGCATTTGGACAACAAAAATCTGATAGAACTATTGATGCAATTAAAAAAACAATATATGAAAAAGGTTACTTGTTTGACATAGGAGAATCATACAATAGTTCTATCGCATTTCCAGTTTCTATGGGAATTAATGGAAGAATACAAATAGGAGAAGGTAACCATAGATTAAGAGCAGCTTATGAAGTAGCACAAGAAACAGGACAAACAATATATGTACCAATATATGCTTACCCTTCTAATGTAAGTGTTGCAGGTGATAAATTTTTTGGAGGGGTGTATCGTGGTAAATCACGATTTGTTGGCGAACAAACACTGTTTGATGCTTTAAGACAATTAATGTTTGATTCAGGTGCTGACGATTATGCAGTTGATGACAAAATTGGAGAACGATTAGGTTCAAAAAGTCAATATACAGGCAGTAATTATTTAGGTTCTGGTGGAACTGGTGGTAATAGCGTAAGTCAAAAAGATATGAAAAAGTTTTTTACTGCTATAGGAGTAGAGGTTTTAACTTATGATGAATTACCAGAAGATAATGTATACAAAACAGGAATTAATAATTTAACAAACACTACAAATGTAGTAGATGAAGGCATAGAGTTATTTCATGGAAGAGGTAAAGGTAGTAGAGTTCCAGAAGATTTACATGCAGGTACATATCAAGCAGCAGTAGATAGAAATGCATTTATGTTTGGTAGCGAAAATATGTATGAAATGATATATGAAATTAAAAGAGATTTTGTAAATCAAGTTGCAGAAGCATTAGAGAACATAGAGCTAGATGATGGTTCATTTTATACCACAGACTATTTACAACCAGAAGTTTATTTACCTAATGGTAATGTTGATACTTATGACATAAGAATAGATGTATTAGAAGATGGAACAGTAGATGTTGTATTAGGTAAAGATGGTGAAGAAATAGCTACAGTGTTTAATGATAGTAGTGCTGGGTATGTCATTGATGAATTAGAAGATGGTACTAATTTATATTCACAAATTAATCAGGAAAAATTAGAGGACATTATACAAAATAGAGATGTAGATAAATATTTTGGAGAAGCAGGAGGGTTTTTAGATCCTGATAGAAGTTTTAAATACGAAAATGGTTATGAATTATATAGAGTAACTATTAGTCCAAATGCAAAAGTTGTAGAGTTTACAGAAGATATACAGATGGTGTTGGATGGAAAACCAAAATCTATAGACCCAGATATATTTGTAAATTATTTAGAATCTGGAAATTTAGCTACTGTAGATGAAATTTTATTACCAAATGGTAAGACAATAACACTATCAGGAAGTAATAAAGAAAAAATAAATATCTTAAAAAATGAAATGGATGTTGTTGGTTACAGAAATCAAATGGAAGATGTCGGTAGTACATCTTATTATTTTTTAAACAAAGATGTTTACACAGAGACACCAGTAGATGCAGCATTTAATAAACAATTTGATGAGGATGTACTTAAAAAGTTTGTACAAAATGATCCATACAGAGATTTAGATGCATTTGACACCGCACCTATAGACAGACAAAGGTTAGCTAAAACATTTATGGGAGAAGTAGAAGATATTGCTGATGGCAAACCACTATTAGAAACAAGAATGTTACCTGGTGATGACCGATTACAATGGGCAAATGATGTTATAAAACCTAACAAAATTTTTAATCCAGATGCTTTAACTAGATTAGAAAGTTCAGAACCTGGTGACGAAATGAGATATATTTGGAATGATACAACAGAATTTAAGCCAAGTGAATTGTATTCTAGGATAATAACTAACACTGCTACTGATGAAGATATAACTAAATTTTTTATTTACTTAGCTACACATAGCGAAACACAAGCATATGCTAGACAACCATTTAGTAAACCAGATGCTATTGCAGATATTGTAAAAATAGGAATATTTAGTGATTTACCATTAGACGAAATAATACCTATGGGTCAACCATATTTTGAAGCAAAATTTATAAACAATTTAAAAAGTAAAAACATATTAATAGGAGACGAAATATATAAAGTGTTAGTTAATTTAGTAACTGAACAAGGACAGTTTGCTAATTTAAAAGAAACAATGAGAAATGTAATACTAGAAGCTCACAGAGATATATACGCTGCAAACCCTAATGATTACTTTATTGTATGGAGAGGTGGTGATTTAAATAGATTCGTTCCTTGGCAATCAACAAGTAAAAGTTATGGGTCTGCACAAGGAGTAATGTATCAAATGGTACAAGGTGGTTATGGTGGTGGTAGATCTGTAGACACTTATGTAGTACATAAAAATAATATGATAGATTTAGATGCATTAGGTTTATCGTATAGTAATGAAAAAGAAATTATTGTATTAACTGAAGAATTAAAATCACCTCTTGCAAAAAGACCTACAACAATAGAAGGTAGAAAAGATATTAGGTCAATAAATGATTGGTGGTTATTAGCTAGAGAACGAGAAGAGTCATTTCCAAAAGATGGCAAGGTCATTACAAACATATCACAACCACTTACTGATGCAGGTCAATCTACACAAAATTGGTTTAGTGATGTAATTGATGGTATTGATCCTAAATACAAACCAAAAAAACCATATCAACAAATAATAGAATTAAATAATCCTGCATTATACGCTTTTCAAGATGACTACAATGCTTTTATAAAAGGCGGTGGTAATTTTAATCAACACATATTTACTTCTATACCTACATTTTATGAAACACAAGTTGCAAAAATGCAAGGTATAACAAATATGATTAACAAAAATAAACTTGTAGTTGGTGATATGTCAGGACCAAGACCATACAGAATATTAGACATAGGTGGAACTGAAGGTGCATGGGCAAAAGCTCTTGCAAAAAATAATCCACTTGTTGATATACAAGTATTAGACCCTAATCTAAAAGCTAAATTAGCTTTTGAAAGTGGAGATATAGTTACTAATGCACAATTTTTACATGCAGCATTTACACATGTTGTAAAAGATCAAGGCAAACCATTTGTAGAAGGTGGTATTAAACAACCTGTATTTTTCCAAGGGTTTAAAAAGCCATACGCTGATATTGTGCATGAATCTATGGCATTTCAATTTATGAGTAATGAGAGAGCAGAACAAATAAAGTATATTAAAGAAAATGTGTTGAATACAAATGGTGTATTAATAATAGAAGAAAAGTTTTTAGATGACAATCAAGCAATATATGACGCTAATGAAGCTAAAAAAAATAATTTTAAAGCAGAGTATTACACACCAGAACAATTAGCAGATAAAAAATTAAATGTGTTATTAGATATGGAAGGTAATCAAGTAGCAGTACAAGAGGTTCAAAAAATATTAGGTGAGAATTTTAATAGTGTAGAACAATATTGGGATGCTGGAAACTTCAAAGGTTTTGTAGCATCAGATGATGCAAAAAAAGTAGAAGATTTTACAAATGGTATTAATGATGTAGGTTTATCACTAACTAATCATAGCTACTCTACTGCACCTAATAACACTGATATTAAAGGTGCAATAGAAAGACAAATGTTTAACAAAGGTACAGATAGTAAACTTGCTGCACAATTAGCAGAAGAGACAGTAAAACAAAATCCTAAGTTTTTTGAAAGAGCCGCAAATGCATTAAACAATTTTGATCCTTCTTTATCAGCAACTAAATTACTTAGTAGATTAGGAGTTGTTGCTGCACCAGCGTTAAATGTATTAGGTAGAACAGCACCACTATACGCACCTGGTGATGTATTTATAGAAAAAGTTGTAGAAAAAACTGTGCCATATTTAGATGACGCAGCAGCTAGATTAGGTTTTGCTAGAATACCTTTTAACAAATTATTACCAACATACATATCTTATGAAATAGGAGTAGCATTAGCTGATGTTGCACAAGCAGCTTTGTATGCTTATGATGAATCACAAAAAAAAGGTCCAAGACAAGCTAGTAATTTTCAGATAGGATTAACTAAATTATTATTACCAAAAGCATATGAAGAAGAAGCAATAAAAAGAAGTCAGATACCAGGAGATTTACAAGCATTTTATAATACACCTACAGGGAAAAAAGTGTTAGAGGAAGTAGATTTTGGTAGTCAATTTATGAAAGAATTAGAAGCAGAAAAAATATCTAAGTATTCTCCAGGATGGGGTTTAACTAAAGGATTGTTTAATATAGTCGGTAGCGTCTATGATGCTAGTCAAAACCCTAGTGATTATACTACAAAAGTTAAAGAAAATCCTGCTAGTATATATAATGCAGGATTCACAGGAAGATAAATGGAATTAACAACAGAACAAATAATAGATTATCAAACTATCCTAAAGGAAAATGGTTTTGACCCTGGTCCTATAGATGGAATTATAGGTCCTCAAACTAGACAAGCAGCAAGAGATGCTATGGCAAGTGGTAATCTTCCTTTAAATATAAGAGCAGTCATAAGTAAAATAAGAGCTACAGAAGGTTTAGTGTTTGGAACTGATGCTAATACAGAAGAAACAGAAGATACAACAATGTATTGGGGTAGATATGATAGTGGCTCATGGTTTACATCAACACTTGGTGGTAAGCCAGAAGGTTCTAAATGGGCATGGGAATTACCAGAGTTTGAAGGCACATCACAAGAAGATTACACATCTGACAATACATTAGAAGAAGTTTTAGATAAAGTTACAGATCCTGCTGTAAATCCACCAGGTGGCGGTGGTGGTGAAGGCGGTGGTGGTGAAGGTGATGTATCTACAGGTTTTCAAGGTACACAACTATGGGAATTAGATGGTAAAACATATGTAGTATTTTCTGTTCCAGATACAGATATATTTATAAGATACGAAGCTGACCAACCTACATTAGATTTATATTATTCAAGTGGTAGAGAAAAACCAGATGTAATATCTAAATCTGTTGATGATGAAGAATGGGTGAACTCTAGTTTTTTTGGTAGTTTAGCTGAAGTAGATGAAGATATATTATTAGGTGACAAAGACCCATTTACAGGATTAGCAGATAAATTTGATACTGCTAAAAAATATAGACCATGGTTAGAAGATGATGAGTTGTATGACATATGGTTAGAAGCATTTATAGAAAATAGAGATATATTAGATGAAGAGTGGAAAACAACAGAGTGGTGGCGTACACATACACAAGAAGAAAGAGATTGGCTATTATTATCACAGGGTCAAGATTTAAGTACACTACCAGCAGATGCAACAGCATATCTAAATAACAACATAATTAAATTTAGAGATATGTTTAAAGCTGCAGGTGTAACAAACATAGAAGATATTGTAAACACAAATGGTGAGTCATTTTTAGATTGGTTTTCATTTAACTTTACATCAGGTAAATGGACAGAACTATATACATTAGATCAATTAAAAGCTATTGCTGACCCTAGTACAGGTATAGAACAAGATGAAGCTATTACTACCTGGATGCAAGGTAAAGCTGAAGGTGTTGATGTATCTACAACTAAACAATTTGAAGCACAAGTAGAAAACCTAGCTAATGAATGGTTAGGACCATTGTATGGTGTATTGACTGATGAACAAAAATCTGATTATGCAGCTATGATCCGCAACGCAGAGTCAGAAGAGATAGGTGCAAGTAATGTAATAGAAAAATTTAAAGGTATTAGAGGCACATTGTTTGGAGATTATGATGAAAACCTAACATACAATGAAATAGCTACACCATGGAGAAATTATAGTTTTCAGTTATTAGGACAAAGAATGGATGAGACAGATGCTACATTTGTAGATGTTATAAAAGCTAATGACCAAAAAACTGCAACAACAATGCTGACTGAATGGGGTATAAATAATAATGCAACAACATTATTAGACAAAGTAACAGATGATATAGGACAAGCACTAGGTGCTGGTCAAGTTGTAAGAGGGGTAGCTACATAATGGCATTAACACAAGCAGGTATAGACAATATAAAAAATTTAGTACAAACAAAGTATGGTTTTAATTTACCAGATAATTTACTAGCTTTAGTATCTCGTGAGTATGTAGCTAGTGGTAATGATATTGCAGAAGCTATAACACAAATGCGTAAGAGTCAAGAGTATGCAGAAGTTTTTGCAGGTAATTTAAACCCAGATGGTGTAACTGTTAAATATTCAGAGTCAGAATATCTAAACATTGTAGATGCTTACAAAAGAAAAATAGAATCATTAGGTGTAAATGCAGATTTAATTATGACAGGTGATAGACAAAAAACATTGATAGAAAATGTTGTATCTCCAGATGAGTTTGGTACAAGATTGTCTGCATTATATAACCAAGTTGTAACTGCTATACCACAAGTCAAAGAGTTTTATAAGACAAACTTTGATAGAGATTTAACTGATGTAGAAATACTAGCATCTGCTATAGACCCTAAAGTAGGACAAGATATTATTAGCGGTGCTATTGGTGCAAGAGATGTATTAGCACAAAGAATAGTCAGAGCAGAAATAGGTGGTCAAGCACTTAAAGCTGGGTTTGAAATATCACAAGCACAAGCTGACGCATTACGACAAATGGGTATATCTGGTCAACAAGCAGGTCAAGCGTTTCAACAAGCTAGTCAAATAGCATCAATAGCAGCTAGACAAGGTAGGCAACTAGGACAAACAGAAGCTGAAGCAGCTATAGAAGTAGTTGAAGGATTATCTGGACAAGAAGCAGAACAAAGACAATTAGAAAAATTATTAGCACAACAACAAGCTGAATCCTCTGCACAATTAGGTGCAGTAACAACACGATCTGGTGCAGTCACTGGTTTAACTGAACAATAACTTGCAATCTTAATTGATGTGATATAATAGTTATGACCCTATAGATAGGTCTGGGGGTAAAACTAGACCTTCATTTTGTAATCGGTCTTGATGCCTACTGACAAGACCTGTCAAATAAAAACAGTAGTGTAAGACTAAAAATCAGTGGTTACTTATACACCACTTGTAAAAATATCGTATAAAGAATGGACAATAGAATAATGGCAGAAGAACTAAACAACCCTGACACTGAAGGCGATAAGAACTGGAAAGAGATGAGGGAGAAACTAAATCTCTACGAAGCAAAGATCGCAGAATACGAAGGTAAAGAAAGACAAGAAGTTTTTAAACAAGCAGGTCTTGACACTACTAAAGGTGTAGGAAAAGCAGTTGAGATGATGTACGAAGGTGATTTAACTGTAGAAGGAATCCAACAATACGCATCAGAAGAATTTAAAGTTGAGTTTGGGAATCAAGACAGATTACAAGAAAATGTAGAACAAAGTCAAGAAAGACTGGACAACATACAAAAAAATTCTGTTGTAGATCTTTACAACACAGATGTAGTATCGCAGGTTAGAGATATAGAAAAATCAGGAACTGTGCGTGATTCAATAGCTGCCAAGCTCTCTGTTATAGAAGAAGCAAAAAAGAACAACTAAGTAGTAGCTTTTACTTCTTCTAAAAACAACTAAGACAATTAACATAGGAGAAGATTAAAATGGCAAGTATTTCGTTAACAAACGATACAATATATGCACAAAATATTAATAACTTTGCTGGTGAATTGTTTAAAGTTGGCGGTCAAAGAACACCTTTGCTTTCAGCAGTTGGTGGTTTGAATGGTGGTAAAGTATTAAACTCTACATATTGGCAAGTCCAAGTAGAAGATAGTGCAATCATTAATTCAGAACCAACTAAAGGACAAGAAGGTAATACACCTACAGAATATCTTGGAAGAGATAGAAGTGCATTTACATATGTAAC